ATCAGTACCCTCAAGACAATCAACATCATCCACCCATCTGGCAGCACGAATAACATCGTGAACGATGCCAGTGGAAACATCACTGTTGGCAATAACGCGACTGTCACAGGTGGCCTGACGGTTACTGGAACACTGACAGGCAGCACTGGTGTGATGAACATCGGCTCTGGGCAGCTTTATAAGGATGCCTCCGGCAACGTGGGGATCGGGACGAGTTCGCCAAACTCTAAGTTAAACACTTACGCTGCTGCGAACGCTCTTTCCATTCAATATGTTGCAACAAACCAGAACGCCGTTTCACCAACTGCGGCTATTGGTTTCAATGTTTCGGACTCTTCTGAAACAACGGCTGCTTGCGCGAAGGGTGGTATTGGATTTACCAGAAACGCTGCTTTTGGCGGCGGCTATTTGGCGTTTTACAATAACAACAGTGGGGCGGCTGGGAACTTTACTACGGCAGATGAAAAGATGCGTATTGACTCCTCCGGCAACGTGGGGATCGGAACGACTTCGCCATCTTATAAATTACACGTTGTAGGCAATACTTGTTACCTTACTACAGCATCTGGAAATACTGAGTTTGGAACTACAACTACGGGTAGCTCTGCCACTGTTTCTGGTGGCTTCCAAGCATTACAGGCCCAATCATTGCGTATTGGAACTTTTGCTAGTTCTGGTGCCTATAACGTGGAATTTACTAGCCAAAACAATGTTCGTATTGTTATGGCTGCGGCCGGAAATTTTTATCCAAATGTTGATAATTCAATTACCTGTGGGGCATCTGGTCAACGCTGGTCGGCTGTTTGGGCTGCAAATGGAACAATTCAAACTTCCGATATCAACGCAAAAACAGATGTAGTTGATTCACCTCTTGGTCTGAGTTTTATTGCCTCATTGAGGCCAGTGGCTTACAAATATAAAGTTGGTCGCAATCAAGTAATTGATAACCCAGAAGATACAGACAATCCAACTATTGTCCCAATTTCTGGAAAGCGTCAGCATTTTGGTTTGATTGCCCAAGAAGTAAAATCAGCCCTTCCTGATGGCGTTGATTTTGGAGGATGGGCTATAACTGACTTGGAAGACCCAAACAGCGAACAAGGTTTGAGGTATGACCAGTTTATTGCCCCAATGATTAAAGCCATCCAAGAGCAACAGGCAACCATTACTGCTCTCACGGCCCGTGTGGCGGCACTAGAGGCCAAGTAATGAGTATCATCTTAAACGGCACCACAGGCGTTACCTACCCAGACGGGTCTTTGAGTTTTCCGGCCCTGACTTATGCTGTGGGTAGTACAACACTTGCGCCGTTGAAGCTGCAATCAGGAACTAACCTGACATCAGCCGCTGCTGGCAACATGGAGTATGACGGCACAAAGCTGATGTTCACTCCGCAGGGTACGCAGCGCGGTGTCATTCCGGGTATGCAGTATTATGAGCTGAACTCAACGCTGGCACTCTCTGCAACGACAGCCGCACAAGCTTGGCTTGGCGTGGGCTGCACGTTGAGTGCTAATACGGTATATGCGTTTCAAGGAACGTATGCTGCCATCAAAACAACTACCACGACCTCACACACGTTGGGGCAGAGCTTTGGCGGTACAGCTACGCTAAACAACATTGGCTACACGCTGTTCCGATATTTTGATTCAGCCGGATTTGCTACAGCTAATACACCACCCGCATCAATGGCGTATGTAACGACAGCGTCAAACATCACAACGATGGGCGCGTCAGTAGGCGCTACAATTTATCATATTTATACCTTTAATGGCATCGTGTCGGTCAATGCTGGTGGTACATTTATCCCGCAAGTAACCACATCAGCCTCTGGCCCGATCTACACTGGTCAAATTGGTTCTTACTTCATGATCTACCCGATTGGTACATCTGGCGCTAACATCAATGTTGGAACGTGGGCTTAATCCACTAAGTATCCAAACAGCCGTGACATGAGCGTATCCCTGTTCAACAGGAAATCCTCATCCACATTATCCAAATGGCCCTTCCAGTATGTCTCATAGACATGGATGCCATAAGCATTGCTGATTCGCTGAATGCTTTCCTCAATCTGCGTAGGGTCTTCCTCCAGCAGATAATTTCGCTTGAGGTCCAGCGGGAAGAAATAGCTCTGGTCCATAACCCGCACCAAATCGGGGTATTTGCGCGATAGCTCCACAGGCAGCACAACTGCATGGTAGGCCCACACAGGCGATTTCATGGCTACTGGCAGGGCATCATACCAATGCCGCAGGAAGGCTGAATTTGGGGCCGCAAAGATCAGCCCATTGGCAATAGAGCTGGGGGATTCCTCAAACAGCGTCAGCGGCTCATCGTACAGATCATCAATTGACTTGAGAAGCAGCATGTCACTGTCCATGAAGACCCCGCCATGAGCGATCAGGATTTCCAGCCTGAGAACGTCTGACTGATATTGGACATAGTTGATCGGCGTTCCGTTAATGAAATCCGGTGCATTTACGGAACGAATTTCGCAGTAATACGCAGCCTTATACCACCAGCGGTTTCCCTTTGGTGGGTCATTGGTCCACATAATGATCTTGTCTGGGGCTTGGCATAAAGTTGCTGCCAGCACAGCCAAGTAGTTAATATATGAGAACTCACGGGATTTTGGTCCCGTGAGCCAGATGAAGTGAATGATATTAGGAACCACGGGGCGGCCATCCTTTAGGGTCAAAGAAAACACAGATAGCAAACATCACAACACCGACAACCATGAGGAACAGAAGAACGCCCATCGGTATGAAAAGCAGCCATGCAAGGTCATGGATCAGATCCATCATTTTGCCCCCTTAAACTTAGGGTGCTCCATAGCCATACGGCTTGAGTTCATGGCACTAAACGTCACATATTTTTCGCTACTTGCTTCATCTTCCATGCAATCAAGGTAGGCCATGGTCTTGTGATCCCTGCGACCTGTCCAGATGATCTCACCGTCTGGGTGCTCATAGGCATAGCCATACTCGCAATCCAGATCGGTGCGGCGCATCCAGCCAAACGTCCAGTGAAACCCTGACTTAACGTACTTGTCCATCTTTGTATCTTCCGAAAGTAATATTTGATTCAGCTTTGATGTCTTGGTTTTTCCAAGTCCAGCACTCTTTGTTTTCTTGAAAAACGACCCAGAGTAAATCATGCTCGGCGCCATAATCAATCAGAACATGCGCTAAACCTTTGCCCGCTGGGGTGATCATTGGCAGTGGTGGGTTTAATTGAATCATCATCATTAGTGGTTTCCTTTAATGTAGAATTCATCTCTCTTTTCGCGCTTCTTCTTTGGCATTGGAGGCACAAAGCAGATCCCATAGTGATGGGAGCAGTAAGACATCTTGACTGCTGGCTCAGAGCAAAACCGATAGGTATCCAAAGACTCGCCACTGATTGAGTATCGGCACATGCCCGGTTTCAGTTCCCAAAACGTCAAGCCATTAGCGGAAGGCTTCACGACAGACGGGTCTGGCGTTGGAACCCATGCGTTACGCTTCACAGGTAGCATGACCACTTTTTGTGGGATCTTGGCTTGTTTGGGCGCAGACTTTGGCAGGGCAATCTTGATGTCTGGTCGGCTCTTCATGGGCTCATGACCATTAGCCATAAGCGCCCGTCTACGGAGCCGATAGACCTTACCCATAACAGTGTTACGTGTTACGCCGATCTCCGCAGCAATCTGGCTACCTGAGTATCCAGATTCCCAGAGCTTGATGATCGTCATTTCTTCTTTAGTCAGTTTAGTTTCTGTAGTCATTTCTCTATTCCTAAAGTGGGGCGACAGTTTCCCGCCGCCCCGTTCCCCCTCTTAGTCCTGCTTCGGCTCTTCAACCGGAGCAGATTGTGGAGGCCGAGCGGGAGCAAACCGCTTGGCAATCTCCGCAATATCATCCTCCAAGATCCCAATCGGCTCTTGCTCTTGGGACAGAGTGAACGTGGGCCTTGAATGGATAGGTGCAAACTGTGCCGCCATAGCCATGTAGTTCATGGCATCAATGTAGTTGTCATCCAGCGTTCTGGCTTCTTGGAGCCGTGCCAGTTTCGTAGCAACGTGGATCATCACCACTTCATATGCTGAGATTTCTGTATTCAGCAGAGTGGATGCAAGTTTAGCAGTACGGTCAAATGTTTCCTCCACGCTTCCGTACTGTAACCCTCTCTCCCGCAAAGTGTGGATTGCCTGAGTGAGAATATCCTTGTGATTCGTCATGCCCATATTCCTTATCTAAATCGTAGTACTCTTGAACCTTGCCAATGTGAGCCGTATTGAGAATGAGATCTCCACGGTCCTCAAAAGCAAGTTCCCCCGTTATTAGGGTGCGCCGATACAGAAGCTTGCAGATGATAAACTCTTCACGGTTCATCAGCCGACAAAAGTCTGCACAGGAATTCACATCACTCTCTACCGTTAGCTGATGAATTAAAAAATTCTTAGCACTCGGCATATTCATCGTTATCAGAAACTTCACGATGATCCCCCGTTCTTAATTTGGCGGAAGATTACCTTATCCGCAGGACACATATAAAAGTCTTCATATTTGTCCGTGTTTTTAGCATGAATGGTCTCAACCCTCCAATGCTCACGGGTATCACTTTTGATGATGGCTACCCACTCCCAGTTAGCACTGAGAATGACATAAGCCACAACCTTGCCAGAGCCACGGTCAACCGCTGCCTTATTGGACACGATCATAGCTGAATAGGGCCAACTATTGTTGTCTGTGAAGTCATAGCCGGAGCCTTTAACCTCTACACGCTCCCACTCGCCACCCTTTTTCTTTCTGAAGAGGTCGCCCTCGTCATAGAAATCAGCAGGGTTCTCATGGGCCTGAGCCGCCACGATTGGTGGGATCATGACTGCATATCCTGCCGTATTCAGCCACTCCGCGACACGGAAGACCGCAGCACGGGAGCCAAAAAGACGCTTCACAAACTTATCGTGTCTATCATTCATGACCGTCTCTCAGGACTACAGTTCCGTCCATTTTGCGCTTCCACTTTGACCTTTTCCCGCCAGGCAGCGGGCTTCTGGTTTCAAGCTTGGCGCCTATATGGCGTTGGTGAATGCGTTTGACTTTGGCGATTTTAGGCATGTCCACGGTAGCAGTATGAACACGATGGCACTTGCGGTGGGCAACCAGCCAATTTGATTGGTCATCAGCACCGCCACACTCAAGAGGAATTTCGTGGCTAACATCCCAATCTTCTCCCGGTATTACTTTTAAGTTGCACAGATGGCAGATGCCAAAGTGCCGCGTAAAAATTTCAACCCTCATTTTGGCTGTGATACGGACACGTTTCATTGTATTTGATCTGGCGTTATGATTTCAGTAGTGATGTCAAATGCAAATTCTGCGGCTTGTGACAACACCAGCATAAGAACTTTCATCCCATCTTCTGGATCTTCCCCGCCTACAGCATACCCAAGGGCGAGAGAGAACGCCGTCATAACATCCTCCATCGGTTGAGAGTCGCAGATTTTTGCGATCTCTTTAGAGATGCGGATTGCATTTTCTGCGCCTGTCATAACTTCATCTCCGCACGTTTCGTTGCCTCAAAAGACTGCCACTCATTGAACTTCATGCGGATGTATTCCAATTGAACCTTTAGAAGCGCAGCTTTCTCCCGCGCCTCTACCATTGTCTTGATGTAGTCAGACCATTCCGCAGATGCCTTTACGTTCATCTCGGCACGGCTGACCGGCATATCCCCTTGCATAGCCATTTGCTTGGCTAGGAAGCTGCTCTTGGTTTCTTCCAGCAGGGAGGCAGCAGAGTCCGCATCAACCCATTTTTTGGCGATGACGCGGAACTGCTCGGAGAGCGGGAGGTTCTGATCCATCATCAAAATGGAATATCGTCTGAGATGATTTGAGCTGTCGGACGATCATCATGGACTTGCTGCTGCTTGGGCGGCGCTTGGCGTGTTTCCTTTTCCTTCAAGTTAAAGGACACCCAAGTGTTGCCGTTCTTGTCGGTCTTGAGCCACATATTGACCCAGTGCTCCTTGCCATGGATCAGGGCGCTTCCTGTCAGGTCAGGGCTGGTATCGCGGTCACGGCGGCTGTTGTGGAACGCGCTACCGCTCATGTCTTTCATTTCATAAGCCATTACTCTGCTTCCTTTTTATAAAGTTGGTCAAGGGTAGTGATTTTATATTCAAGCTCTACGAGAAACTTCTCAACCTCGCGCTCAAGCTCCGCAATCATTTCATCATTGCGTTCAACACGCTTGACGAAAATCTGCATATGATCGGGCATACGTGGATCGTAACTTACGAAGTCACACCACTTACGCTCCGTGCAAGCCATCTGCCACATGATCTGCGTCACATACTTGGATGGGACTTTCTCATCTAGCAGCGTATCAATGTGAGTGGATGTGTTGGGACATTTAATCTCAACAAGTCCATCCTCATCAATCAGGCCGTCAGGGCTTGCGCCAGCGTTAGCGATGCTGGGATGGGGAACCAAGCCGGTCTCAGTGACAAGGTTGCCGCTGTGAGCTTCATAAGCAGACCTAGCCATCGGTTCCGTCTCAGTTCCCCACACCATTGCAGCGTTCTGGTAAAAGTCCCCCTGTTTACCAGTGAGCCGCTCACACACCAGTTCGGCCATATAGTTGGCTCGGCTGGCGCTATAACCGCTTTTCGTCTTGGCAATAATATCGGCTACGCGAGACGCAGTGACCTTGCCAAGGCGGGCAGCATACCATTCGGGACTACGCTGTTCCATTGTGCTTCTCCAGAACTTCTCTAGCGATTGCGGACAGCGGATGGTCCTGATGAACGGGGTGATAGGCGATGTTCATGAGAGCGACCCAGTAGTCGCCCTCCCTCGCACCGCGTGTGACATCCAGCATTTGATCTTCAAGTTGACCCAGAAGATCATCAACGCGCTTCATTTCAGCGTAGAGCTCAGACATCTTGCTCATTGTGCGCCATCCTTCTGGACAGGCTTGGCAGCAAGCGCCTTCAACTCATTAAGATCATCAGCGCCGATGCGGCCACGCTCATCATTAGGCAGCGCTTTATACCAATCACGAAGAGCATCTGTGCCGTTGGCAGCAGCGTCCACGCCAGCCCTCATGATCTTGACGTATTTATCGTCAGCCTTAGGAGTTACCTTCTTGGCAGGGGCGGCAGGGCCGGACTGAACAGCCGTGTTGCCGTCATCATCTTCTGTGCCGATGCAGAAAATGGCCATAAGTCCATACCTCCGGCCATACGTGATCCCGCTCCCCGTTCCGTGGGCATCCCACTTAGTGATCGGGATGAAGCATGATTGGCTGATCCACTCACCTGACTTGTGCAGGATGCGGGTTTCCACTTCCACACCGCCATCAGAGCGGTCTGGTGACTGAAGAACGCAAAGGTCGTTGTCAGCCATTGGCTTACGGATGACCGCCAGCACGGCAGACAGGTCTGCATACTTGGAGCGGAAAGCAGGATTGCTGCTGTCCTTAACAGCGTCCTCAATCAAAGCCTGAGCTTTGACGAGGGCTGGGGCGATAGCTGTGATGCTGTCTGATGTTTTCATCATTGTATTGATCCTTATTAAGCGTTGGCGTGAGATGCCTCACAGACGGAAGACATAAGATCATCGTCGTTGTTCATGATAGTGAGAAGGAAACCAAGCTGATGGTCCTTCGTCACTTTGGTGTATTTGCCGCTGTCTGGGTGAATCAGCGTGATGGTGTCAATGTAAGGGGCGTCTTCATTGAGGTAATCAACATCAATGCTGAGATCAGCTTGCTGGATGACGAGGCCGGGATAGCCAGGCACATTGTAATCGCTGATCTGCATATCCACGGGGGCGTAGTAGTCGTAAATCTTGCCATACATATAGCTCATGATCTTCTCCGGCGTATTGGGCCATCAACAAAACAGACCCTATCTGAGTTGCTTAGTCTCGTCAAGCATCATATTGACAATCCCCAGAAGTGGGCCTATGGTCCGCTCATGTACACAAGAGATCGCAACAAAATCCTCATCAAGGTCTTCATGCACTTTGGCGGGGCTAGTGCCCTAGCCAGAGAGCTAGAGATTTCCCGTGCGGCTGTAAGCCACTGGAGGGAGGTTCCGTTCAGACATCTGAAGCGGATCTCCGAACTTACTGGCATCTCAAGACGTAGACTGCGACCCGATCTCTATGAATAAGAATAACAAAGATATTGAGCTAAGCCCTGATGATGTGCTGCGTTGGTTCCGTCAGGGGGCTGATACAGCCAAAATAGCATACCTGTTTAGGGTGTCAGAATCTGTCGTGGCTAATGCCTTGGCTAGGGCGAGGGAAAATGAACGCGATCAGAATAACAATGCCGTTCCCGCCCAGTGTGAACCGCCTGTGGAACACGACTAAAACTGGGCGGATGCACAGAACGCCAAAGTATAGGGAATGGCAGGAGGAAGCTGGCTGGGTTGTCAGGGAGCAAGTCAGGGGACAATCAATCTCTGGGGAATACACTATAGAAATAATAGCGGTTAAGCCCGACAAACGGCGCCGTGATCTAGGGAACTTGGAGAAGGCTATCAGTGACCTTCTGCAAGAGGTCGGGGTAATTGAGGACGATTATCTCTGCCAAGAAATATTCATATGCTGGGCGGAATCAGGCCCAGAGTGCTCTGTAACAATAAGGAAATATGAAGATGGATAAGGACCTGTACATACAAATACTCCAAGCGGCCCTTCAAGAGTGCCAAGAATACTTTGATGACGAGTCGGATGTAGTTGATGGCGACGATGGTCAGCCAGAGCCTAATCGCGAAATGTATATGTCTATGATGATTGATTCCGTCCTTGGGAAAAACTGAGAGGCTGTCATGACCGACGATCTTGTGAAGCGGCTGCGGATAGCGGCTGATCGCGCTGATATGGTGTTTGATCCTGACTTTGCATCGCCTTGGCGTGAAGCCGCCGACCGCATTGAGCAACTGGAAGGGGCGCTGCGGTATTATGCTGAATATCTACCAACATTTTCACAGCAGGACTTTCGTTCTGTTGCCCGCGCCGCACTAGGGGAGAAGAAAGATGTCTAAAGCAGAAGCCGTTTATGAACATGCCTTGCGCCAGATAGCCTTTAAAACGCTGAAGCGAAAGATGCTGAAAAACCCGCCTCCAGCAGCAGATTACTGGTCTGATTTGTTTTGCACGCCCAAAGAATGGTCGGGCTGGGTGGAAGAATTGGGCGAGATTGCCAAAGCAGCTTTGGAGGCAGGGGAGAAAAAAGATGGGTAAGCGATCAGACTTTGAACGCAAGCGGCTAGATTTCTACCCCACGCCAATAGAGGCAGTCAGGCCGCTTGTGCCGCATCTGCCGCTGAAGGCAACCTTCTGTGAGCCGTGCGCTGGTGCTGGGCATTTGATGCGCCATCTGGACGCTTATGGCCACAAATGCGTCTCGGCTTTTGATGTAATGCCTCTGGAAGAATACATCCGGCAGCACGATGCGTCATGGGTCGTGGAGGAGGATCTCAACGATGCGGAACTCATCATAACGAACCCGCCATGGGATCGGCCTGTCCTGCATCAGATCATTGAGCGGTGTTCCATACTGCGGCCAACATGGTTGCTCTTTGACGCCGATTGGATGTTCACAAAACAAGCCTCTCGGCATTTGGACCTATGCGCCAAGATCGTGGCTGTAGGACGGGTGAAGTGGATGGAAGGGTCAGCCAATACTGGCATGGACAACTGTGCTTGGTATTTATTTGACGCTCTTAGTGTCGGAAAGCCGACAGAGTTTGTGGGCCAATGAAAATCAGTCTCATGGAACAGGTGGAGACGCTGGAAGGCGTAGTCACCAGCCACAGGAGCTATGTGTCGGTGTGCGAGCGATATGCCGAACAGGGCAAGTTTGACTTAGAAGTGCTGGCCGATACTAAAGGACGATTGCCATTTATGGAGGCTTGTCTAGCCACAATGAAATGGCTTTTGAAAAATGAAGAGAAAATAAAAAAGGTTTTGCAAAAATAATTGTATATGGCGTAATGTCATATACTGACAATTACTGGAGAAATTAAAATGTATATCAATACCAAGGACTTAGAATTTTTGGTGAATAAACTGCATAAACGCGGTTGGTTAATGTCGGAAATTGCCGAAGAATTAGGGATAAATGAGCGCACGCTCTACCGCTGGACAAGCGGAGAGATTGCCGTGCCAAGAATTGCTCTTCTGGCCCTGACGTTGATTGTTAAAGCTGGATGATGTAGGGTTCTAGAACGCGAAACCCCAGAGACTGCGACATCTCTGGGGCTTCTAAATCAACGCGCGGATGCAGCGCGAGTTGGACTTGACGGATAATTATCTCGTTTATTCCAATTTTGCAAGGCGTCCCCTACTAATGGGGTCAATTATGTCATTTCAAGCTATGGCCTGGGCTACCAAAGTTAAGCTGCCCACTTACGAAAAGTTTGTTTTAATCATGCTCTCCAATTATGCGGATGAGGATGGCAAATGCTGGCCGTCTATTGAAACGCTCTGCAACGAGACTGGCTTGTCGCGCCCTACCGTAAAACGGGTGCTGCGGAAGCTAGTTGAGCGGAAGATTTTGACCAAAGTTAAGCGGGTCAAAGGCCACCTCCAAACGTCCAATCTTTACCTCTTGGAGTGGGGGTAATCCCGCAGGGTCTATTAGAGCCCCCCGCAGGGTCTATTAGACCCCCAAACCTATCACCCAGAACCTATCAATACGTAGGTTGTTAAAGAATCCCTACCAGAAGTAGGAATCTTACTTACTAGAGAGAGAGCAGATGGAACTGCGCGGCTACCAGAAATCGCTGATTGAAACACTACGTTCACGCTTGGCAGGGGGAAAGCGCCGCCCTGTCGTGCAAGCTCCTACTGGGGCCGGTAAGACGGTTATTGCTGCGGCTATCGTCAACATGGCCCGTCAGCGGGGCAAGAAGGTTATTTTTGCCGTCCCGTCCTTGAGCCTGATTGACCAGACCGTTGAGCGTTTTACGCAGAACGGGATTTTTGACGTTGCGGTCATGCAGGGGATGCACGAACTGACGGACGCTAGTCAGCCGGTCCAAGTCTGCTCGGTTCAGACCTTGGCTAGGCGAACAATCCCGCTGGTGGATTTGGTCTTGGTGGACGAGTGCCATCAGATGTTTAAACTCTACGACGATTGGATGAACCGCCCTGAGTGGCAGGGTGTCCCGTTCATCGGCCTGACCGCAACCCCGTGGGCTAAGGGCATGGGAGCCAAGGGCCGCTGGGACGATCTGATCGTCTGCACCACTACGCAGGAACTGATTACCGATGGCACTCTGTCGGATTTCAAGGTCTTTGCTCCGGCTCACCCCGACCTGACGGGTGTGCAGATCCAAGCTGGCGACTACAAGGTGGATCAGCTTGGCGCTGCCATGGACAAGAAAAACTTGGTTGCTGATATCGTGACGACTTGGATGGAAAAAGCTGAGGACCGCCCGACGATTTGCTTTGCGGTCAATCGCGCCCACGCCAAGAGCATCCAGCTTGAGTTCCAAGAAGCTGGGGTGGCTTGCGCCTATCTGGACGGGTTCTCCGATCTGGAGGAGCGGGCAGAGGTGTTCCGTCAATTCAAGGCTGGGGAGGTCAAGATCATCTCCAACGTGGGGGTGCTGACCACGGGTTTTGACTCGGACGTTCGCTGCATCATTCTGGCTCGGCCTACCCGCTCGGAAATCCTCTACACGCAAATGATCGGTCGCGGTCTGCGTAAGGCTGAGGGCAAGGACCACTGCCTGATCTTGGATCACTCGGACACGACCTTGAAGCTGGGCTTCGTCACGGAGCTTGGTCGGGAAACCTTGGACGATGGCACGGCTCGGCGCCAGACCACGGAGCGCAAGCAGCCCCTCCCCAAGGAATGCCCCAAGTGCACGTTCCTGCGCCCGCCGAAACTGTCGCAGTGTCCTGCCTGTGGGTTCAAGCCGGAAGCGAAGAGCCAGATTGCCTGTGACGATGGCGAGCTTTACGAACTGACGAAGGACAAGAAGCTTTCGGTCAAGCAGCAGAAATACACGATGGCTGAGAAGCAGATTTTCTATTCGGAACTTCTGCTCCATGCTCACCTCCGTGGTTACAAGTCTGGCTGGGCCTATTTCGCCTACAAGGATCGGTTCGGGGTTGGCCCTGACAGTTCCCTGAGCGGCTCTAAATCTGGAATGATCCGGCCTGAGACCGATCGGTGGATTACCGCTCGCAATATCCGCAACGCAAAACGCAAGGGTGCAGCATGATTCTCAAAGAAATCGCCAAGGGTCATTGGCGCACCATGCTGCCCCAGCTTGGGGTCAGCGAGATTTTCCTGACAGGCAATCACGGCCCATGCCCCATCTGCGGTGGCAAGGATCGGTTCCGCTGGGATGACCGTAACTCCAACGGCAGCTATTTCTGCTCGGGGTGCGGCCCTGGAGATGGTTTTGATCTGGCATCCAAGGTCTCCGGCCTGAGCTTCCGCGAGATCGCGGAGAAGGTTGAGGGGCTGCTGGGCAAACAAAACAATTTCGTTCCCAACCAGGCAACCCAAGCCGACTTGGAGAATAAAAGGGCCATGGAGGCCACGTGGCGGGCCGCTAGGCAGCCTTCAGAGACATCGCCAGTAGGGGGATACCTGACAGCACGTGTTGGCTGTGTGTGGCCTTCTAATTTCATCCGTGAACATTCGGGTGTCTGGTCTGAGGGTCAGTCCCACCCAACCATGGTCTCCAAGATCATCAGCCATGAGGGCAAAGCTGTTAACTTGCACCTGACCTTTCTGACCAACCAAGGGCAGAAGGCGAGGGTCCAGACAACCAAGAAGGTCATGCCGGGAAAGCTGCCGGAAGGTTGTGCAATCAGGCTCGCACCATCCCAACCACGGATGGGGGTGGCAGAAGGCATTGAGACAGCCATCAGCGCGGCAATCCTGTTTGATATGCCTGTCTGGGCCTGTGTGAATGGGGTTCTCCTATCCAAATGGGTCCCACCGCTTAACGCAGAAGAGATCACGGTGTTTGGGGACCATGACGAGAATTATGCCGGACAGGCGAAGGCGTTCCACCTTGCCAATCGGCTGGAGGTTCAATTCAAGCGGCGTGTGACTGTGACCATCCCAACCATGGCAGGGCAGGATTGGAATGATGTTCACCGTGAGCACATGGGTCCAGCCCATCTCAGGGTTGTGAAATGAAAAGGGGGCCGCTGGTGTTTTGATGCAGCGGCCCCTAGTCATACTCTCCGGTTTCGTCGGCGGAGAGATCAGGGGAGCAAGAGATCCCCCTGATCCGGCAAGCCCCACTGGTCAGCCATAGCATCCGCAATGCCCTGATAGGTCTCAGAGCGAAGCTTCCAGCGGTCGGCTGACGGGGGCAAATAGTGCAGACGCTCGCGCTTGTTCTTTGGCAGCGTCATCATTTCCTGATGGACATTTTTGGTCTGCTGGAGGGGCTTAAGGCCCTTCAACCAAAGGCATGTCGCCTTTTGCTCGGTGTGTCCAAACATCCAAGGCTGAAGAATTTGGTCGGGTTTACGCCAAAGGCGGGACATGATGCAGACGGGGTTCTCAATCGCGATGCGGGGGATGTCAGCCTTAGCCAGCTTCATGAAGAACGAGGCGCTCGCCTGTTGGGCGCCAACCATGCGCTTTTTAGCAAACCATGCAGCACCGGACACAGCCAGATCGGTGCATGGCGGGTGGGCAATCATTAAATCCCACGGATAGTCCAGAACGTCTCGCACATCGCCTTGATAGTGCGGTCCCTCTGTCTCCGTGGGTAACAGGTCGCAGGACATAGCATCATGACCACGGCGCAGGAACGCATCCCGCACCGTGCCAGAGAATTCACAAGCAATCAGGACTTTCACATTGCACCCCGCCGGAAGTCATCCACGAAGTCCACGCAATCTTTCCAATCCCTTGTTGTCCAGTAAGTCTCGCCATCACTTGCACTGCAAATAATATAGATCACACCATCATCTGATGAGATGAAAACTTGCAACCCATAGGCTGAATAAGACGGGCACTCGTCATGATGCCATGACGTATCTTGCCAACCATCAGGAAGCTCCGGCGCACATGCGATGGGGAAGTCGGGAAACTCTTTAGCGATGCCTTGCATTGTCATTTCACTGGCTCCTTGATCGTAATGAAGTCTAGCTCTTCGCCTGTCCAATCTTCTGCGATGTAGGCTTTCTGCAATTCTTCGTCGGTCATGTCCCAAAACTTAGCGACAGCGGCATCCATATCGTCGCCATCCATTTCAAACTCATATGATTTGGTCGTGCATTCAACCGTCTGAATATAAAATTTAGCCATGATGCACCTTAGTGATAGTTTGAGAGGAGAAACTCACGCGCCAAGCGCATGGAGTAGCAATTCTTGATTTCACCGTGCACGGTCAAAGCTTTGAAACCGTCACGGTCCCCTGCCAGATGCACGGGGTTGATCCAACCAACCACTTTACGGAAACGCATGACGGTGAAAGTCCCGTCACCGTTTTCAACCATGCTGATCGGGGAGGGGCGTGGTGTATTGACCAGCACGGGTTTTGGTTTCTTTGGTTCACCAAAGACAATACCAACCAAGTCGGCAATAGCGCGAGGGAGTGTGTCGGTCATTGGTCAGCCTCATAAGCTGGAATGATGACAATGCGATCTGCTTCATTCAAAGCATCCGCAACACGCTCCAACGCTTTTACATCAAATCCAGAACCGCCTTCGCGCTGATACTGCCATATGAGTTTGAGGGCTTCTAAAGCGTCTGCGCTTTTAATTGTGATCTCTGTTTTCATCTGTAAGTCTCCTGCGGATATTGCCGCCCAACCATTACGCCTGACATTTTGTCATGTGTCAAGACCATCCCAACCAAAGGGCATGACCATCCCAACCAACCATCCCAACCAAATGGGCTGACCATCCCAACCAAGCGCCCAAAACCAACCAAGGCAAAAACCAAAAACGAGTTGCCCTGGCGCGCAATGGGTTATCGTCACCAAAACAGGGTCATGTCCCCGAATTGGTTTAAGGCGCCCAAAATGGGCGCAATGTTCGCATCGCGAACAAACGCAAGTGTTCGCATAGTGAACAGTATTATGGAACTGAAGATATGGTGCAGATTCCCCAAAACGGTTTTTGGGAGTTTTGTTTATATAATGTGAAGAATTTTCGCGGTTTAATGCGCTGTGCTGGGAATATCCAGCGATTCACAGATTGGCACGATTCATGCGCTGATCTGAAAAATGGAGAAACTGCAATGTCATATCAGGTAATTCGTGTGACGGATCAGGAAGTGATCTGTGAAAAGGAAACTGATGCGGAGGCTTTTTGTGCTGCCTCTGATCTCTCAGAGAGCACAGGGATAAAACACTTCGCGAGAAAGGCCCCAGATTGGAACTGGATCGCGAGAGAGCGGGGACGATTCAGAGATGGCACTTATCAGCCTGTGATCTGGGCTGAAGAAAATTGGTTTTTTAATCGCCCAGATGAATTGAAGGATCATTTTCTTCACAGATCATCAGAAAAGCCGGAGATGATCGCATTTACTGAATCGGCAGAAAAGGGAGCATTTGATCGCCAAACTCGCATGAGGGCCGGAGCGTATCTCACAAAGTTTTTTTCAGATGTGCTGGATGAGCGCGAGATCATGAAATGGGCACGATTACATGCGCTCGCGAATGATCCTGATGAAATCCCTGAGATGAAAATCGCGCGAACACGGAGCGAGATTCGCGAGGCATATTTGCAGGGACCAGAGTCTTGCATGAGTTTGGAGGCTGGGAGATACAATTCCCGCCCAGTGCATCCAGTAGAAGTTTATGGCGACTCCTCCCTCGCCGTTGCATATGTGGAACGCACTGCCGCATTTCATGGCGAGCCCATCGCATCACGCTGCCTTATATGGCCAGAGCGCAAAATTCATGGGCGCATTTATCCCACTCCGGAGCGATACCATAGTGGTGAGGCGCGAGAATCTGCGAAAATTGAGCAGACAGCATTAGCTCGCGCACTCAGCGCGGCTGGATATAAAGCCGGATCATTTGATGGCGCGAAAATCAAAGCGATCAAAATGGAGCGATACTCATGCGATTCCGAATATGTCATGCCTTATCTGGATGGGAGTTATTTTGTTGATCTGATGGCTGATGGCGATCATTTCATGCTCTCGCGCTCTGAGGGAGCCCCAGCTCAGAACACTCATGGCACGATTGATCTGAGCGAAAAGAGCATGATCTGTGAGCGTTGTGAGGATCAGATGGATGAGGATGAATCATATGAAGTGATCATTGATCGCCGTCATAACACAGCGAGTTATTGCGATCATTGCGCCTCTGAGTATGCGTTTTATTGCGAAGGATACGAGAACAGAATCTCAGATCAGGCATGTGACTCAGTTGAAGTTGGGCGCAACACATACTCCGTTTGGTATGCTGAGGATCATTGCGTCATTTGTGAGCACACGGATGAGTGGGTGGAAATGGATGACGCTGTGGAAGTGTGGGTGGATGAATATCACACGGAGATGTGGAGCCGTGATGCGGCTGAGGATGATGCTTTCAAGTGCGCGATCTCTCAGCAATGGTATGCAAATGATGGGCATGAGTCTGTGGAAATTAATGGGGAAACCTATCTGCGCTCCACTGCGCTTAAGGTGGATGAGCTCGCTGCCAAAATTGCTGAAATGGAATCTGAATCAGAGGGAGCAGAATAATGACGCGCGCACTTACAAAAACACTGAGCACTGAGCCGGACATGAAAGCTCTCTGGCAAATGCTGCAAACTATGCGCCCAGCCGGATCGCGCACTGAGGAGCAATTCATCAGGGATTGGATCGCGCCTCTGGGCACATATGAGGATGGATATGGGAATCACATTCTCCGGATTGGCACAGCTCCAATCATGTGGAGCTCGCACACTGATACGGTCCACAGGCAGGAAGGAAAGCAGAGGATCACTCAAAAGGCTGGATGGGTGAAACTGAGTGAAACGGAGAAAAATGCCTCATGCCTTGGCGCAGATTGCACAGCCGGAGTGTGGCTGATGCGCGAGATGATCCTTGCCAAGGTGGAGGGGCTCTACGTGTTCCACAGGGAGGAGGAGTGTGGAGGATACGGATCAGATTGGATTGCCCAGCACACTCCGGAGCTAGTGGAGGGGATTCAGGCTTGCATCGCACTGGATCGCAAAGGGACCGACTCCATCATCACCCATCAGGCCGGAGGCAGATGCGCCTCTGATGCGTTTGCTGCCTCTCTGGGCAAGATGCTCCCATCCTACAAGGCAGATGAAACGGGCCTGTTCACTGACTCAGCCAATTATGTGCATTTGATCCCAGAGTGCACAAATCTCTCCGTAGGATACGAGAGCGCGCACACTCCCAGCGAAACTCTGGCCTATCTCCATTTGCTTGATCTGAGGGATTGGCTGATCCGAATGGATTGGCGCAAGCTCGCCATCCAGCGCAAGCCGGAGCCCAAAAAAGCTCGCTCATATTATCGCTCTGCCTCATGGGCACTGGATGATTTTGAGGATGATTGGCAAATGCCCAGCACATATGCGGCGCGCTCCGTTTATGATTTTGTGGTGCGATATCCAGAGGAGACGGCTGATCTACTGGAGCAGTATGGGATTGGATTGGAGGATTTATATGGCGCTGCCCCTTATTTGAAGTGAGGGGAATTTCCGGAGAAACTGCTCAGTTTCACAAATAAATACTGGGGCGCAGAACATGCGCTGGAGGGAGGGGAGCTCTGTGCTTCTCTCCCTTTTCTTTGTGATTTCAATGAGTCGCGCTATAATTGATCCCAGATGAGCGATAATTGGAAATCATAACGATGCCGAAACAAACTCCCGTATTTCAGAAAGTGAAACCTTTACGACGCCCCTCTGGAGGGGAAATGAGAGAGCATTTGCAGGGAGCTCTGCAGGAATATCAAAGGAAGGCCCTTGCCAGGGCAGAGAAGAGACTAGGGAGGCCCAGCACATACTCAGAGGATAAGGCAGAGACGCTATTTAGACTGATGGCTGAAGGGATCAGCATCACACTGGCCTGTGACATGCTGGATATTCCACGGAGCACTCTGTGGGATTGGGAGAGGAGCGAGGAGGGGCTCAAGAGAAACTTTCCGGAGCGCCTCGCGCGCGCACGCGAAGCCTATGGGGAGCACGCTGCCTCTGAGGCAATAGCAATCCCTCTGCGCCTGCTGGAGGAGGCAGAGCAGAATAAGACTGAGAAGATTGATCCGGCTCGCGTGCAGGCCGCTAAGCTCGCGAGTGACACATGGCGCTGGTATGCCGAACGGTTGAAGCCTAGGGCCTT